GGGGATTTAATTGGGGAGATCGTCATATCTATAACTACTTATGCAAAAATAAAGGGGTGTTCGCCCTAAACTGCATAGGGGTTATATCTTTTCTTTCTGAGCTCATCGTCAATGTATTCAAAGTCACGAGCGGGTAGGAAATCAAGCTGGATCCATCCAGAGTCACGCAAAACACGCAAGGCTTGTGACAAAGTATCCACATAGTCATCATGCCCCCCGCTTTCTGGGAACGAACACACTTGGCGTATGAATCGTTTTGCCCATGGTGCTACTTCGCCGGGTTTTTCTGGATCTTCGGGGATATACACTTTGCCCTTGGCAATCAAAGGTGCCACAATGTTTAATCGCTGCACCTTGTCCGCTTTGCCAGGATTGTAACCACGCACTGGAACACCAGCGCCTTGTAGTTCTTGGATTAAGCTAATACCAGCTGACTTATCTTCCATCAGAATTAGATCAGCCTTTCTGCCTTTACCAAAAGTATTATCGGCAGCATAGACCACTTCTTTAAAATCATCAATTACCTTGCGACGCAATTCTGGATACCCAAGGTGGGCATCCCATGCATCGAGCATAATGATTGCAGTACCAATGTCAGTCGATTCAAATACGCCCCAGACTGAGCAAGCAGTCGGGTCGTTAGCCGTTTTCTCTGAGGTAGCAGGATCGTAGCTGGCAATAAGGTATTCAATCGTGGGGCTGGGTTTTTCAGCTGGCCAAAGTTTAAACCAGCGACGCTTTACAATACCCGCATCTTCTGGATCTAGGATTGCACCGTAGATCTCTTGCTTACCTAAGTCAGTACCTTCGTATGTTTCCAACGCTTTAAAAAACGATGATGACAAATTGGCGCGGTTTTCATACGAGCTGGCATTGACCACATAGACATCGCCACCAACCTTGCCCTCATTCAGATCTACGATCAGTTCTCTGGGTTTGGGCGTGGTGGTGACAATCTGTTGCACGCGTGGTATGCGTGGATCGCGTAGACGCATGGTGAACTGGGCTTGATCCCATGCATCGTCAAGGTAGTCAAACGCGGCAAGCTCGTCATACCAGCCACCATGGAACTGTTTACCACGATAGCGTTCTGGTTCTGACGCTGGGATGCCTTGGATGATGGAACCGTTCTTGAGCGTAATTTCAAACAGCGATTTGTTATAAGTTTCAACTAACTCGTTGGGGATAATGTTTAAAAGGCCAGAGTCACCCTCAAAGCAAGTTGCCCGGATGTCATTGGAAGTAGGGGCTGTGACCAGCCAGCGCGTTCCATCGTAAATAGCCGCACGCTGTCCCACCCAGTTGGAAGCTGTGTAAGTCTTACCTGCGCCACGACCAGCAAGCATAAGCATGATGTCATATTCACCGTCCTCGAGTTCTCGTTGATGGGGTAGCGCTTGCAACTCCCACCGTACCCGCCATAGGGCTAAAGCCAACTGGTCTTTTGGCCAGTGGGCATTTTTCAGTGCAAAAGATGCAAGGATCTTTTCTTGTGTTTGGTTTAATGCCATATTGGTAAAAATCCTTGCCCCACTACAAACGGCACATCTGTTTCGATGTGCACTACGGGGCGCGGTGTTGTTTTCTCCACTTGGGTTATCATGCGGCGCTTATCGCCTTTAGTACGCTTAACTGGTTTTTGGTGAATATGTAACGGGATAGTGGTTGCAAAAGTTAACTGGTGGGTTAACGAGCTACTGTTGTTAAACACTTGGGTCTTCATGCCCAACGATTCACAGATCCCTTGCAACACCGTCAGAAACCGTATGTTGCGCGAGAAGATTAAAAAGCGATCTAACTGTGGATTGTAACATCCTGGTTTCATCGCAACAATTCCGCGAAGAAACTCAATACGCTGATCGATACTGCCAAAGGTGTATTCAATCGGTATCTTGGTCGGAACAGTTTGATACCGAGTTAGAAAGGTGATGTTGATTGATTGCTTAAAAGTTAGGCTGTTGCCTTTGCGTTCTGTAAACCAACCATGGGCGCGGATTTTCTTTTGCACATAGTCAATCCAATCGGGATCAAAATTAAATGTCACCTTCTTGCCCCACTTGGCTGCCCACAATCCAGCAATGAACGGGGGCACTGGATGGTCTTCAGTCGGGTACTGTAATGGCTTGGCATTTTCAATTGAGAATATATTCCAGCCCCGCCTATCCGTTAATCCCTTTTCTAGTAACTGGGTCGGGCTGTAATACTTCTGAATATAATGGCGTTTATATTTTCCTTTATGCCGAGATTCTCTTTGGCGGTTTTGCATAGTAAATGCTGGGAAGGTGGTGTGATTATCTACCTGCACATAAATGCCATCCTTTAACTGCACATCAAACATTTCTTTGGGGGTATATTGCTGGATGGTTTTAATGGGTACAGGATAACCATCCCAAGAATATACATAATCCTTAGTAGTTAATTGATGCGCCAATTTCCATCCCCCAACAATCGGGACTGGTGTATCACTTGCTATTGCCAAGGATTCTTTCCTTAATAATCCAATTATCAAGCCAGTGATTTATTGGGATGCGGATTTTGTTTTGAACCACATAGGGTAATTTACGCACATCTAAAAAATCATTTACTGCCAAACGGAATTTCAAATACTGTAAGGTTTCTTTATCAAATATCTCTGGTGGCACATCAACTGTCTCAAAAATATCTTTATCGCAGACCAGTACTCTGATACCGCCAATGTCCTTGTTTTCTTTCTCAAGGATGCCTTTGATTTGGTAAACGTATAGATTAGGCATGGACGGTCGCAGACTTTAGCACCCTAGGCAGCTTGCCAGCTTGCCGCCGTTTTTTCATCTTGGCCAGTTTGTCTCTGGCAATCGCCCGCTCCAGCGCTTCCTCAGTCAGCCACCTTTCGCCACGAAAACCGTTGGCAAGGATGTCAGATCGATAGTTGTAGAAATACATTCCCTGGTGAAAGTCACCTAGTTTGTATGGTCGATTGGTTTGTGGATTAATTCTCTTCATACATCTACTTATGCAAACTCTATACACTTCCTGCCCCAAATTGTTGTTTTTAGCCTAGTTCTATACACTCCGTGGCTCGGATAAGTTATTGATTCCAAAGGGAATTCCAGTTTAAAAGACAGGGTATCCATAGAAGACAGGGTCAAAACGCATATTACCCTATAACTTTATTTTATTTTTTTAAATTAAAAAATAAAAAATAACAAATTACTATGGATACCCTGTCTCCAAAATGCAAAAAACAGTCTTTTTCTGTTTGCAATCAATGGCTTACAGCGTGACAGGGTATGTATAGAACTATCCATAGTATGTATAGACATTGAGGGCGTTCATCCTAGTTCTATACAACTATTATGGTTTTTTACAAAAAAAATAAAAAATATACAGGAAATTTGAAAAAGCTTGGTCTTAGTGTGAGCCTCCCCGGCCCGGCCGTTAGGGAGTCAAACTTGGGGGTGTGGCGTCAAAACAACATACCCCCTTGGCATTTCAAAGAATTCTTATTGCAAATTGCCACACACCCAGCGCACCAAGTTGGTGCAGCCAGGTTAGTGAGTACTTACTAACTTGGTGCAATGCAACATATTGCAACGCAACAATTTGGCAAGTAAGTAAGCGCTCACTTACAATCCGGTAAGTTAGCAAGTACTAACTTGGTGCAACGCAACAAATTGCAATGCACCAAATTGGTGCGGCCAGCCAGGTTAGTGAGTACTAACTTGTTGCATTGCACAATTTACGCGTATGCGAGAGAGTGATAGGGGGATCGGCTAGATATTATGTAAAATGACAATGTTGCATTGCAACAATCTACCCCATAATGTTGCTGCAATACAACATTAGGGTTATCCCTAATTGACAAACTACGTTGCACCGGAATGGTGCATGGCCTTAGGGTAAACCCTAACTCTCAGATCAATCCATATTAAACGATTGTGATCGTGGTAATGCAAGTAGATCAACCCAATAGAAAACCGCTCCAATGCCCTATAAATGCCCTTAAAATGAATTGCCTATTTTTTAAGCAACCAGGTTAGGGTTTACCCTATTAGGGTTTTTAGTTTACTTTTTTCTTGCACAATCCAATAAAATTATAGTATTAGGTAAGTAATATCCTAATTAACTAATCACTAACGGAGGATGTATGCAACAAATTAATTATTTTTATGATAGAGATCAAGGAATTTATGAGTTATATCAAGGTGATACGCTATTAGTGGAATTGCCATATTGTGATCCTATGACAGATCAAGAGGCGGAAGAGCTATCAACAGAATTATTTGATCAATATATTAACGCTCAAGGAAATAATTATGCAACAAATCAAAACCATTAAACAAGCTTTGGAGATTGTCGGGGGTTTATCCGCTCCATCCAAAATGCCATGTTCTAGCTATTCAATATCCGCAAAGCGTTGCATTACGGGATCAAAGCTTGCAAAAATTGAGGGTACAGTTTGCCATAATTGTTATGCTCTTAAGGGCAATTATGTACGCTATGCCAAAACAATTGATACCGCTCATGAGCGGAGATATAACACTCTCACAAATCCACAATGGATTGAAGCAATGGTATTTATTATTAATAAGCAAAAAATGGAATATTTCCGTTGGCATGATAGCGGAGATTTACAATCATTCCAGCATTTACTCAATATTGTTGCAATTGCCGATAAATGCCCTAACACTAAATATTGGATACCAACAAAAGAAAGTAATTTAGTAAAACAATTCCTAGATACTTTCGGAGCATTCCCCAGCAATTTGATTGTGAGAGTATCCGCAACAAAGCGGGATAGTAAAGCCCCAAAATTCCCATTTACAAGTACAGTACATTTAGCAAATAGTGCAATGGGTACAGAATGCCCGAGCTATAAGCAAGGCGGAAAATGCTTAGATTGTCGCAATTGTTGGGATAAATCAA